CTCAGAACCTCCGGGAAAAAGGCCTCCTCACCCCGGAAGAATATCGTGAGATTGATACAAAGCTCAGGGAAAGATACCAGCCGAAATTCGGCACATTATTGACCGAAAAAGCTTGATGTGTGTGCGCCCCAGAGTGATGTATGGACGTGGAAAGGAGCTGACAATATGCGGAAAGTAAAGAAAATCGAGCCTGTTATCAAGGCTCTTCCAGCAAGAAAAAAGGTTGCAGCTTACGCCCGCGTCTCAATGGAAACAGAGCGCCTGCATCATTCTCTTTCGGCGCAGGTGAGCTACTACTCGGAACTCATCCAGAAGAATCCCGAGTGGGAATATGCAGGGGTCTATGCGGATGAAGGCATCAGCGGAACCTCTGCCGACAAGAGGCCGGAGTTCCAGCGCCTGATCGCAGATTGCGAAGCCGGGAAGATCGACATCGTGCTTACAAAATCCATCAGCCGGTTTGCCCGAAATACAGTAGACCTGCTCGAAGTCGTCCGGCACTTAAAAGAACTGGGCATCGAAGTCCGGTTCGAGAAGGAACACATCAATTCTCTCTCCAGCGACGGTGAGGTCATGTTGACCCTACTTGCCTCCTTCGCACAGGAGGAAAGCATCAGTATCTCCAACAATGTGAAATGGGGAATCCGGAAAAGAATGCAAGCTGGTCTCCCCTATGCAAACGGGCACATGCAGGTCTATGGCTACCGCTGGGAAGGCGATGAGATGGTCATTGTTCCAGAGGAAGCTGCAGTAGTCAGGCGTATCTTCCAAAACTTCCTCGATGGGAAATCTCGGCTCGAGACGGAACGCGAGCTGGAGGCTAATGGCATTAAGACCCGTCTTGGCTGCCGCTGGAAGGATTCCAACATCAGTAAGATTCTGCAAAATGTGACTTACACCGGGAACATGCTCTACCAGAAGGAATTTATCGCGGATCCGTTAACGAAGAAAGTGAAAAAGAATCATGGCGAGCTGCCACAGTATTATGTGGAGAATACTCACCCGGCCATCATTGACAAAGAGACCTTCGACTATGTTCAGAAAGAAATGGCCCGGCGAAAGGAACTCGGCTGCTTTGCTAACAAGGCTCTCACCCTGAACTGCTTCTCTGCCAAGATCAAATGCGGCGATTGTGGTCGAAGCTTTGTGAGAAGCAAGCGCAAGAACCGGGCCAAGAATAGCCAGTTCGGCGAGTGCGATATCTTCTGGATGTGTACTTCCCACAAGAAGAGAGGGCCAAGCTCCTGCAAGACCGGAACGCTTCGGGAACAAGTCTTGAAAGAGGAATGCGCCAAGGTGCTGGGCCTAACAGAATTTGACGAGGACGTTTTCACGGAGAAGGTAAAGCAGATTACCATACCGGAAACCGGCACGATGATCTTCGAATTCACAGATGGTACCACACTGGAACATCACTGGGAGCGGAACTTCAGAAAGGATTTCTGGACTCCGGAGGTAAAGGCAGCGGTCGGCAATAAGCGCCGCCAGAAAGATACCCAGCTAAAGCGTTCAGACTTCAAGCCATTCACAGGCTTCATAAAATGCGCCTGCTGCGGAAGCAACTACCGGCATCAGGCCATCATCCGTAAGGACGGGACAGATGGTTCCTACTGGCACTGCCCAAAAGTGAAGCCTGCTTGTGAGAACCTCTCCATCAAGGATTCCATCGTCAGGGGGATGGTCTGCGACATTCTGCACCTCGATTCCTTTGATGAGGCCGCCATGGACGCGGCAATGGACTACGCCACGGTCGACCACGAGACAGTCACCTTCCACTTCCGGGATGGCCACACGGAGGTCAGAACCTACAAGAAGAAAAAGTATGGGACTCCTCATACCGACGAGTACAAAGCCTACATGAGCGAGGTTATGAAAAAGAAGAAAGGCACACCGGAAAACCGAAAAGCCTGCAGTGAGCGCATGAAGAAGTTAAGGAGTGAGAAATATTGGAACAGCAGAAAAAAGTAACCACTATTCCGGCATCGATCAGCCGGTACACGGCTTCTCCAATCGACAAGCCGAAAAAACGAAAGGTCGCTGGTTATGCCCGCGTTTCAACTGACCACGATGAGCAGTTTACCAGCTACGAGGCGCAGATTGATTACTACACCAAGTACATCAAGAGCCGGGACGACTGGGAATTCGTAAACGTCTACACCGACGAAGGCATCTCCGGTACCGGCATCAAAAAGCGGGCCGGATTCCAGAAAATGATTGAGGATGCGCTGGCCGGGAAAATCGACTTGATCGTGACTAAGAGTGTGAGCCGATTTGCCCGGAACACGGTCGATTCCCTGACCACCATCCGAAAGCTCAAGGAAAATGGCACAGAATGCTACTTCGAGAAGGAGAACATCTGGACATTCGACTCCAAGGGTGAACTCCTGATCACCATCATGAGCAGCCTCGCGCAAGAAGAATCCCGTTCCATCTCCGAAAACTGCACCTGGGGACAAAGGAAGCGGTTTGCAGACGGCAAGGTTACCGTACCATTTGGCAGATTCCTTGGCTACGACAGAGGGCCAAACGGCGAGCTGGTTGTGAACCCAGAGGAAGCAAAGACGGTCCGTAAGATTTTCCGGCTTTTCCTGCAAGGCATGACACCTTATGGCATCAGCAAACAGCTCATGGCTGACGGAGACCTCGGCCCGGCGAAGAATCCGAAATGGAACGCAGGCACGGTCAAGCGGATGCTCGGAAACGAGAAGTACAAGGGCGACGCCCTGCTTCAGAAAACCTACACAGTCGACTACCTGACAAAGAAAACTAAAGTCAATGAGGGTGAAATCCCCCAGTACTACGTTGAAGGCGATCACGAAGCCATCATCGAACCAGCAGTCTTTGACGAAGTCCAGATCGAGTTGGAACGCCGCTGCCCTGGTAAGAACAGGCACAGCGGAGTCCGGGACTTCTCCGGGATGATCTTCTGCGGTGAGTGTGGCAGCCAGTATGGCTCAAAGGTCTGGCACTCAACGGACAAGTACCGGAAAGTCATCTGGCAGTGCAACCACAAGTACTCCGGAAGCAAGAAGTGTCACACCCCTCACCTGACGGACGATGAAATCAAGGCAGCCTTCGTAAGTGCCGCAAACAAGGTGCTGGCCAGCCGCCAGAAGGTCATCGAAACCTTCCGGCAGATCAAGGATGCCACCTTTGACACGACCGCCCTGGAGAGGGAAAAAGACGAGCTCACCGCTGAGGTAAACCTCATCGCCGGGCAGATCCAGGACGGCATCTACCAGAACGCCCACGTTGCCCAGAACCAGGCCGAGTACGAGAAAACCTACGAAGCCTTGAGCGCCCGGTACGAAAAGGCAAAGGCCCGCCTCGATGAAGTCACGGCTACCATCCACGACAAGAACTCCCGCTGCCAAAGGATCGAGTACTACCTGGAGCTTCTGGAAAAGCAGAAGGAACCTCTGGAGAAGTACGACGCCCGCTTCTGGCACGGCATGGTCGACCACGTCACGGTCTACGCCAAGGACGACATCCGCTTCACCATGAAGGACGGGATGGAAGTAAAAGCTTGATACACCAGAATTCCATCGAATCGACGAATCTGACAAATGTTGAATTATTCTAGAGAATACTGTAAAATGGAAGATGTAAATCTAATGGCTTCCATTCATAATGGTTTGTATCGCGGAGAATTGAGCGGAAGCTCTTCTCCGCTTTTTGGTATTTTTCTATGAGCGAATATGATGATGAAATCCAAAGATGTACTTCCTTGGATAGACTTTTTGAATTATGGAGATCAAAGGCACCAGTAGAGTTCGAGCACTCGTATAGAAATGAGACCATTACTGTCTCTATAGATCACAGCAAGAACTTCTTCATTCCTGACGGTATTGTAGATACAGACATTTGGAATAGTGGGAAGAAAAAACGAATATTATTTCTTCTAAAAGAAGCCTACGGAACAGACTGGGGAAACTATACATTAGCCACCTGGCTTCACTCCTCTCATCCAAACAGAAAAATTTGGAAAAAGATCGCTATTTTGACTTATGGTATTCAAAACACGACTGCTGCTTCTATACCAAGATATAGAGAAAAGTTGACAGCAGATGAACATGAAGCTGCCTTAGACCAAATTGCTGTTATCAATATTAAGAAGAGTGATGGCAAAACGCAATCTGATTATGCAGAAATTGATGCGTATGCCCAATACGACCGGAAGGAAATAATAAAAGAGCTTCAACTTATATCTCCTGAGATAATAATCTGTGGATCAACATTTGGAAGCCTCTTTACTACAGTCCTCGGAAATGAACCACTTAACAATAGTACCCGTAATGATAACTGGTACTATGATTTGGATATCTGTGGAACCTCTGCATTAGTAATTGACTATTACCATCCGGCTAACAGGTACCCAGAACTAATGAATTACTATGGACTACTTGGTATCTATCAACAAGCTCTCATTGAAAGGGATTCAAGAAGGTGAAAAATGTATTGTGAAAAATGCGGCAAGCAAATAGGTGACGATGCTAGGTTCTGCCCATACTGTGGACACCCAGTTTCCTTAACCGAAGGTGGATCAAATACTTCGAATAGCCCAGCACGTGATATCTCAAAGCTCACTATAACAAGAGAAAATAAAAAGGATGGAGCTGGATTTGTAAAGATTGCTGTCTCTATAGATGAAAAGAACATTGCAAAGCTCAAAAAAGGTGAATCCATAACGATCGACATCACACCCGGCTATCACAAGATAACTACAAAATTGAATGCTGATAGTCAAAGCCTTCGCTTTATAAGTACCGGAGACCCCATTCTGATCTCATATGGAGAAATAAAACTTCCTGACGGCAAGGGTGGATACCTCACTAATCGAAGTAATGCTGAATCCGTTGCGTCCTCCAGGGCTGCCTCAGATAGACCAGATAACAATACCGAGCAGCCAGTAATGTCGTTTGATTCCACGTCACCTTATGGAAACCACGGAAAATTAAACCTTTACATAGACAGAATGACCTTCGCTTATCAGAATGGAGATTGCACCACATATCAGTATTCAGACATCAGCGGTTGGCAGAAGAAAATCTCTGGGATAGAAATCTTCATGGATGGAAAGAGTTATGTATTCAAATTACCGCATGGAGCAGCAAATGACATTATTACTTTTCTGAAACAGCAAAGCCCCGATAGATGGCGTCAGGCACATCCCGAATCAATTTTTAATAAGACTTTCGGTACTGTTGATCAGGTTTTAATAAATGAAGATTACGGGACATTCTGCATTCGCCCAGTAGGTAGACAAAACGGGAAAACGTATCTGATAAAAGATATAATAAAATATGAGA